GGGATCAATGCGAAGGGGTCAGGGTTGGGATCAGACGTTCTTGGAGCGGTAGAACCCGCGGAAGTCCTTCACCGCAGCGCCGAAGTCAAATCGGGCCAGCAGTTCCACACCATCGGGGTCGCGCTTCTCGTTCGTCGTCACAGTCGGCCCTTCTTCGCCGGCCAGGTAACCGAACACAATGCCCTCGACAGAACCGGGGCTGGCGGCCAGATACCACACATCGGCGGCACCGTCAAGGCGAGGCTCAACGATCAGTTCGATGCCGTTCATCTGGGCGTTCACCGCCGGGCCGTTGTCGCCGGTGCGAGCGGCCGGGGCGTAACCGGTCGGGAACAGGAACTGGATGGCGGTGGCCTCCAAGTCCGTGGGCACCATCAGATACGAAGGCGTGAGATTGATGGTGTTGCCGGCCAGGTCGGTTTGCTTGCGCATCGCCTTCTTGGCGGTGTTCATCCCCGTGGTGGAGATGGTCAGGCCGCCAGCGCCGCCCATGTTGTTGTGGGCTGCATTGAACAGCGCCACGTTGTCCACGCTGGTGACAGCGTTGCCGGTGATCAGGCCCCAGATGATGTTGCTTTCAAGCCTGCGGAAACCGCGGCCGAGCATCTCAGGAACCCGCTCCAGGGCGCTCAGGTCATCGTTGATGATGCTCTGGCGACTGAGCGTCACTTTCCGAGCGTATGTAGCGAGCCTCCAGGTGTGCTGACCTTCGACCAGGGTGCCGGCCTTGTACTCGCCACCTTCAAGAAGTGCCTCAGGAGTGAGTGCACCGGCCACGATCAGATCGTTGGCGTTCTTGAAGTCGGGCAGGTTCCGCTGCCGTGCGATCGGCCGCCAGGTGTGGGGCTCCTCGGCATAGGCGGCGTCCAAGGTCTTGCCGGCCAGGTTGGAGAACAGCAGCGGGAAATCGCTGGTGCTGTGGAAACCACGCTGCACCAGTTCGCTCTTGCTCATGCCGCGGGTATTGGTACCGCGGGACTCCAGATACTGGCGGGCCAGCTCCAGAAGGGTGTAGGAGCGATACTCCCGGCCCAGCTCGGCATCCTCACCCTTGAGGGCGCCGGGGCGTACGCGGGCCTCCAGGCCCAGGCTGATGCCGCGCAGCAGGGTGTCACCAGCGTCGCGGGTAACGGCGATCTGGGCGGGGTGGCCCAGGGGGGTAGGTCCGTCAGCGGCGCGAACGTCGCCACCTTCGAGGCGCAGACGCATCAGGCGCACGGCCTCGCGGCTGCACTCGGTAACGGTCTTGCCGGAGCGAATCAGTTCGTCAGTCTGCTCGGCGGTCAGGCCGGCGTCCTGGCCGAGGCGGAGCAGATCGCGCTCGCGGCGGAGTTCGGAGGCGGTGCGCTGCAGTTCGGTATCTGCGGCGGCCACGGGGGCGGGTTGGGGGGAGGGATCGGCGCTGCGCTGAGCGTCGATAGGCGCCGGGTCACCCCCGGCCTGGATGAGGTCTTCGGTCATGGGGTGATCAGCGGAATTGATCGTGTGCTGTTGGTCGCCGCGCATCACGGCATGCGTGTCCTGCCCGATCGGCACCAGAGAAACCAGATTCGGCTCCCAGTCGGTGGCGATGAGCATGTTGCTGGCGCGGTCTTCGCGGTGCCGGTAGATCCGGGCATCCACAGAGAACCGGGCCGAGCCGGTCCGCAGCCGCGGCAGAGCGATGTCCATCGCAGCAGCAGGGCCGTCCACCACCACCTCACCGATCAGTTCGGTGATGCCTTCGTCGTTCCGCTGCAGCGACAGGTTGGTGACCGCGCCCCAGATCGTGTCTGAGCTGCGCTTATGGTCGTAGTCCGTCGGCAGCGGCCGCTTGGGCCACCGGATCGCTTCGTTGGTGTGGAGCAGCTGGAACCCATCGCCAACGTCGGCGTCCGTGCTGATGACGATCGTCGCGGTCCGAGTTTCCTCGTTCCACGAGTTCGGCGCCAGCAGCGCCATCCGTTGGATCTGTTGATGGTCCATGCCTCAGGCTACGGAGTTACTCCTGAGCTTCCGGTTCTGCAGTATCAACAGCCGCAGCAGATCGCCCGGCTGCAGCCGTCATTCCATCCACGCTCAGGGCCAGGCTTTTGGCGCGGGCGTCGGCCATGTCGGTTTCCAGCTCAGCCATCACCTCGGCGGGGATGAATCCCAGACTCCGCTGCACCTCCGACAGCGAAATGAATCCAGCCTTCACACCCTCGATCAGTGCTGTGATCTCCTTGGCTGGATCCACCAGCTCCCGGCGGGGTGGGGTCCAGATCATCCGGCGCGGGCCACGCACCTGAGCCAGCCGGGCGGCATCGTTGAACCAGCGATGCACCGGGTCCAGCACCTGCGGGATGGTGACGTTCCACCGCCAGGCGGCCACGTTGCGGTGGAACTCCAGCCACCCCATCCGAGCGCTGCTGAAATTCACGTCCGACAGGATGCCGGTCAGGGCTTCGAAGGTGATGCCGTAGCCCGCTGCCACCGCGTGAAGGTGGTGTTTCTGGTGGCTCACATAGTCGGGGGATTGCGGCGGGTTGGCGAACGTGATCTGCTTGCCATCCGGCAGAATCTCAATCGCGCCCGGCTCCAGTGTCTCGGTAAGCGCCGTGGTGGTGGCCAGGTCGCTGGGCTCGTTGCTGTACACGAACGCCGTGAAACAGGCCGCAATCTTCGTCTTCAGCAGCATCGCCTGAGCGATGTCATCGATGTCCCGCAGGTGCAGCAACACCGCCGACCCGAACGGCACGCCGATCGCCTGGCCGGCACGGTTCACCTCATACGTGTGGATGATCTCGCTGGCCGGCACGAAATCCGACTGAATCTTCACCCCGTTCCATTCCGTCTCGCCGGGGTGGGTCTGGCGGATCCAGTACCCCTCCAGCCGGCCGTCGCGGTCGTACTGCTGGCCGAACTTGATCCGGCTGCCGTCGTCACGGCTGAAGTCCAGCATGTCGGGCTCCAGCACCTGCAGCCGCAGGCCCACCAGGCCCTGATCAGCCATACGCTCATCCATCCGCCGGCGGATCAGGCAGCTGCCGCGCACGGCGGTGGTGCGGGCGATCAGCGACTGCAGGCCGTACCAGTTCAGCTTCCCGGCGTGGTCGCACTCAATCGAGTCGGCCCAGTCGTTCCAGGCCTGCTCATACCGGCGGCTGCCGCCCTGCGGGCTGCCGATGATGCCATCCCCTACCCAGTTGTTGGTGATCACCCGCACCGCCCGGTTGGCCCAGGGGTTGGAGTCCACCAGGTCCTGATGCCGCCGCGTCAGCAGCCGCCAGGCGGTGCGGATGTCGGCGTTGGGCCCGCCATTGCGCGTGTACCAGTTCTCGGTTCTGCGGGATTCCTTCGCCGACTCAAACGCCCGCAGGTGGGTGATGGCCAGCTGCTTCTGTGCATCCTTCAGCGCCAGCTCCAGCTGATCGCGGGTCGGCTTGCGCGCCATGCTCAGTCTCTCCGGAAGCTGGCGTAATGCCGGCGGCGGCCGGCGCCGGTGAGGCCGAGCTCCTCTTCCATGGTCGCCTTGAGTTTCATCATGTCGGTCAGGTTCCGGTAGCTCACCTGCCGGCCGTTGCTGCTGACGCTGGTAACGCCCTCGGCAATCGCAGCCACCAGATCCTCGTACTGCTGCTGCGTGAATGCCATCGGCGACACCTCCTAGGTCAGGCTACGGATCAGCGGCTGAGCCAGGAGCCTTTGCGGCGCTCGACCTGGGTGGGTGCCACCGGCCCGCTCAGTTGCGCCTCCAGCTGCTCCCACATCGTGGCGCGGTTGTACTTCCGCTTCAGCAGCTCGAGCATCGCCAGGCAGTAGACCTTGAGGTCGAGGGGCTCGTTGCGGGCGCCGCTGGGTTTGATCCACTCCAGCACCTGGAACCCTTTCACGTAGCGCGGCTGCAGCCGTTCACACGTGAGGCCCTGCAGATACTCCTCCGTGGTGGCGTTGTCGAAGTGAACGAACCCCGGGCCCGGTTCGTCGATCTTCAGGCGGCTGTAGATCGTGCGCTTCAGTCCGTGCGTGCCCACCAGGTAGAGCGTCACGCCGTTTTTGATCGTGCGCCCGCGGAACGTCACGTCCTGTTTCGAGGGCTTGCCCAGCACCGGTGAGCCGCGCTGGCTTGAACCCTTGATCGCAACCACACCCTCACGGCTGTACTGCCGGCAGTATTCGTAGGCCTCGCCGGTGAAGTGACCACCGGTGTCCACCGCGCAATGCACGGCCTTGATCGTGCCGCCACCTTCCCGGGGCCAGGCAATCTCGCGGATGGTGGTCACCTGTTCCCACACCTCATCCTGTCCCGGGTCGCCATCGATCTTCTGGTGCCAGATCCGCCAGGCCTCCTCGCCCTTGCCGTAGCCCCAAACGGACACCTCCAGCCAGGAGTCCTGCACGTCCACGGCCATCACCACCGCCAGCACGCCAGCCGGGCAGGTGCCGTGGTCGTAGCCGCCGACCCGGGCCATCAGGCCATCGGCGGTGACCTTGGCCAGGCTCTCATCCTCCCAGGCCTCAGCGGCCCGCTTGTTCACCCAGCCCTTGAGCAGGAGGGGGTCAGACTTGGCCCGCAGGAACTCATCGCGGATCTGCTCCCAGCTGGTCCAGCCCAGGGGCGCATACCAGCCGGGCAGGTGAAACCCTGCCGTCATGCCGTCGCCCTTGGCGGTGGGCGTCCAGATCGCTTTGCTCAGCATCTGCTGCTTGTGATACTGGGCCACCCGTTCGCCGCAGGCCGGGCACTGGCAGAACACCTCACCATCCGGCCGATCCCAGACCATGTGCTCTCGCCAGCGGATCACCTCGCTGGCGCCGCAGCAGGGCATCCAGGCGTGGTAGTGCCGGCGATCGGATCGCGTCTCAAACTCCTGGGTGATCCGGCAGGCGCCGCGGCTGCCCGGGGTGCTGGTGATCAGCACCTTGCCCATCGGAAACGTCGAGGTCCGCGCCTCTGCGTTCTCCAGCGGGTCACCCTTGTCGTCCGCCTCCAGCGGGTAGGAGCTCACCTCATCGGCCGCCAGGTAAGCCGCCGGCATGGACTGCAGGCCGCTGCCGCTGTTGGCGCCGGTGAGCACGAACAGGCCGCCGTCGAACTCCTTGAGGAACATGGTGTTTCCCGAATCCCTGGACCGGGCCGGGGCGATCTTCTCCACCAGCTGGGGCGTCTCGCGCAGCAGCGGATCCAGCCGTTGGCGGTTGAGGCGCTTAGCCATGTCCAGCGTCGGCTGAACCAGCAGGGTGGGGCCTGGCCACAGGTCGATGATCGATCCCAGCCAGTTCAGGATCACCTCGGTCTTGCCCATCTGGCTGCCGAACATCAGCACCACCCGCCGGGTTGCGCTGCTGGGGCTCAGGCAGTCCATGGGCTCACGCAGGTACGGCGTGCGCTCGGTTCGCCAGGGGCCTTTCTCGGCGGCGCCCTTGCCGCTCAGGATTCGGTGCTGATCAGCCCACTCGCTCACCGTCGTGGCAGACGGCGGGGCCAGTGCCGCCAGCAGGGCATCCCGATACAGCAGTGCGCCGTCAGCCATCGGCCAGCACCCGTAAGGCCGTGCGAAGTTCCTCGCTCAGCAGCCGGTGCACCTCGCCGCTGTCCTGGGCTGCGGCCAGCAGCGGGGCGACCCGGTTGGGGATCGAGAGGATGTTGTCGCGGATCTGCCTACCCAAGGTGCTGGCCATCCGTTTCACGTCGGCGGTGGGCACCAGTTCCTCGCGTTCCTTCAGGGCCTGCAGCCGGGCGATCTCGGCGTTGTAGTGCTCCTTGCGCTCTCGGCTCACGTCGAGGCCAGGAATCTGATCCTCAGGCAGGCCCATGATCAGGGTCTTCAGCTGCTCCCCGGTGGCAGCCGGCACCTGGGCTGGAGGTGGCGGGTCGGCGCTGGCCTCGATCGGTTTGCGGTCCCGCTCCTTCGCCTCAGCTGAAACCCGCTCCGATCCGTTGCGCTTGGTGTTGCGGTCCCACAGCTCCAACGCCTTGTCACGGTCGAGCATGCGCTTCCCGTTGCGCTCGACGATGGCGTCTTTGATGCGGGACTTGGCGGCGATCGTGACGGCTGGAGCGGAGACGCCTTTCAATCGGGCGAAATCGCTGAAGCTGACAAGCATTTAAGCCAGCCTTTAACGTTTAACTTCAGGGTACGGGGTGCTTAAAGGCGCGGCTGGGGTAGGGGCTATTGCGAGCCATGTCAAGGCCGCTGGGTTAAGCGGTTCTCAATAGTCCCGCTAAAATTTCAGCGCGCGACGGGACGACCCATGCCAAAGGGGCCCAGGGGGGACCCGCAGATCCCTTGCGCCGCAGTCGTTCTCATTAGATTCTCAATAAGCTCACCGTCCTGACTGGGCTGGAGTGGTCTTGTTGATTCTCAATAAGCAATCAACGATCTCAGCGCATCAGCGCGAGATCAACGGGCGGAGGCCAGCGCCCGCTCAAGCGAGCTGCGCAGATACGGACCAGCGACGCGGCTGATCGTGGTCTGGCCGATGGCCTCCATTGGGAATCGCGGGCGGTAGCGCGGCTCGCGGCTCACCTCAATGAAGTACGGGAACAGCTGCTCACGTGATCGGCGGTACACACCAGCGGGCCTACCTCCGCCCTTGGGTGTGCCGATGAAGAATCCCCCGCGGTCAGTGGTTGAGAGGCCACGGGCGA